AGCCTTCATTAAGGTGCCTTGGGTTTCAGAATTCAAATTCCATAAACTATCAGGAAGATAAACGCCTGACGGCTGGCAATCATCTGTCATGCACGCCACTAAAAACACCTGGTTTTCTTCACTACTCCCCACAAAGCCAGCAGGTTCTACACCGTCATGTCTGACAGGTTTCTTACCACAGAAAGGACACGGATTTAACTGATCGATTTTCATAAACACCCCCAGAACGATTAAAACATGAGCATATCACTCCAGGACAGAAATGGAAGGGGGTGGCTTTGTAAATATTTATATAAATCAGCACGTTGACGAGGGCGTCAACATCTTACCCCTGCTAAATACCCCTCTGTTTATTCCGTAATTCCATCTCACTCTGGCAATCAATGCACATCGTGCATCCCGGATACGCTTTCCGGCGAGCCTCCGGCAACTTCTCATCACATTCGCTACAGTGAGTAGCAGATACCGCATCACGGTTAATCCGGTGGGCCTGTATTGCATGTTCGCGCATCATCTCCTCGAGAGCGCTGGCCTGGTCGATGATTTCAGTCATGCTGCACACTCCAGTTCATTCAGTCCTTTGCGGACAGCATCCACAATCCGGTCCAGATACTGATAATGATGGTTCGGCACAGAGGGCCATTTTGCGTACCATGGGTCATCACCTAAGAGGTTCAGCAACTTGTCACCGACGAGGTAATCGCAACAGCTTGCCTTCACGTCATCGGCACCTTCTGCCTCATCCCACATCTCACGGGCTTCATTGCCATCGATTTCATCTTTCCGACGCAGCTTGATAATCTCACTCTTAACGAAAGCGAGGTTGGCGTCATTGTCATCATCAACAGTGCTTTGCAGTTCCGGGTCGAAGTAGCCGATCAGGTATTCATTGCTGACTCGCTTAATGAACTCCTGAACAGAGTCGCCGCCCATCGCAAACCATGCGCCAGTCCAGGCTTTCCCGTAGCAGGTAATGGTGATGCGCCCTTTGCCTGGTTCATAGTTTTCAATCATCACCCGAACTGGATCGAGCCTCTCAAGATCCGTAAGTGTGAATGCCAAAACATCCGTTCTTTCAATTTTCATAATCACCAATCCCTGAACTGTCGGTTAATCCGGCTGACGGCAAACGCCAGCAATAAAAAAGGCCGCATTAGCGACCCGGTTATTTGTGCTGTCATGCTGCCTCCCGCCGGGCGAGAAGTTTCGCCCCGAAAGTCATCAGCTCATCCCGTTCCACAGTTGCGAAGTGGCAGTGTGTACGCGGGAATGGGCGCCAGATGATGAGCATCGACCCTTTGTTATTGCCGCTGACTGGCTTACCGGTGATCGGATTAATGAATGCCAGGCGCCCGGCGGTGATAAATCTCACCTCGTTGGCTGTCTCGATAGCTTCCCGGAACCAGCCGACGGATGTATCAGCCGGAACCAGCATGACGGTGCCGATCTGGTTCTTGCTCTCAGCAGCGGCTTTCTTCACGAATGGCTTGATGTCACTGTAGGGTGGGTTGAGCCAGGCATAGCCGGGGATGGTGAGGTAATCGGCCCACGGAGTTTCCAGCGTGTTCTGTTCGGCGGTGATGAACTTGCGGCATAGGGTATTGTGCGGCGCTGCTGCGGCGTCCAACTGAAAGCAGAACTCAGCATCCAGCGCGGCAAACAGCGCCGGTGGTGTGCGCCATAAATCGCGCTGATCCGCTGGCGTATTACTTCCTGTGTAATCGGTCATGCCGCCTCCCGATTATTATTGAGTTCTTCGGCCAGTCGCTGTGCCTTGAACGGGTTCTGGATGACTATGCCGCCCGGTAGCATCCACCCGCGACGTAAATTCGAATAGACGAGCGTCACCGATCCCACGCTGATGTTGTCGTGTGCATTTTTCATCGCCATTGCTCCCCGAAGGTGAAACCAATTTCTGCCAGCGCCTCATCCATCTTTTCAATGAACTGCGGCACCATCTCGTCAAACTCTGACATGTACTTTTCATCGCGTTCAACGACGACGTAATGCAGACCCTCGCGCTTCATGCGCGGGTCGTAGTTGGCAAAGAACCAGGCGGGATTATTGTTTACCCACATGCTGTATTGCACCTGGGCCATGTAGTCCGATTTGATGGCATCAAAGCCACCAAGCCGGAACTTCATGAAGTCGCGGGAGGTGAACGGGCATTTCAGTTCAAGGCCAAATCCGTTACTGCACAGCCCATCAGGAGAACAAGCTGTGCGCATGGTTTCGTCACGAAATAGGATCGGAGATTCGGTGACACTCACACCGGTTGTGAACTCAAACAGGGTTCGAGCGTCTTCTTCGTATTGCTTGCCCCAAGCTAGCGCCTTTGCGTTAACTTCCGGCGCTACGCCAGTGCAGACCTCAGCGAGCAGCGTATGAAAGTAGGACATCTTCATGCACGTCCATTTGGTGCCAGATCTAGGCTTGGATATGACGTTGTGAACCTCGGAGGCGGTGATAACACCGAGGCGTAGCCGATGCCACGCATCGTCACCCTGTTCGATTCTGGTCACATCAATGCCGGTACGCGCCAGGATGATTTCTGGTGTCATGAAGCGGCCCTCTGCTTGAGGAAGCCAAGGGCTTTAACAGCTTCCGTTTCGGTAAGGTCGCCAGACTCTACGATGTCGCGCTTGAAGATACGACGGCACAGCGGTAGCAAATCGTCATCCCACGTTTTATCCATAGTGATCAGAAGGTCGTTTATCTCATTCAGTGTGTCGATGCTGGCTGGCGTAATGTCTCGCTCAGGCTGGCGTTCTGCAGCAAAGTTGATACCTTCCTCGCCCTCAGTGTTTACATGGTCGATAGCGGCATCCAGACGTTCTCTCCGAGGCCAGTATTTGGTGGCCTGCTTCACGACCGTCTTTAGAATCATCTGCTCTTCGTCAGTAACCCACGGGCACTTTTTGCTGCTGTCCTGTTTGTACTTCTTCCAGGCTTCCGACCGGTCACGGATCGCATAGATATCTGCGATGCGCATGGTGTGGGTCAGATAATCGCCATCGTCAGTTTTCACCACGACATAAGCGCCAACAATCTCACCGCGCTGTTCGGCGGTGTCAAAGTCGTTGTAGATATGAATCGGCGGCTTATCGAGTCCTTCGCGACGGAATTGGTCATTCTTCCGCACAATTGCCGATTGGCACCACTTGATCGCTCCCGACTGCTGAGCAATATGCATCAGGCCCATATAGCTGATATCAAGGCAAATAGCGCCCTTACGCGGTACAAGGTATGCCAGTTTCTGCGCCGGGTTCAGTGATATGCCGATCCCGGAGATGTTCATCAGTGCGCTGCGGGTGCTGGTCGGGTTGGATAGGGCGATTTTTGCCAGGTAATCATTGTTGGCAAATATCTGCATCGCGAACTCAGATTCGCGTTTGAACTGAATGGAGGGTTCGGCGCAAACCTGCTCGAACTCCGCCTTGAGTGGATTAATCAGGTTGAATACCTGATCTGTAAGCAGGCCAGCCATCAGCAGCCCTCCTGTTGTTGAAAGTTAAAACGGGCAGCCGGTGCGGTGTTCCCAGTCGTGTTCTGCCTGGGCATAGGCCACTGCCGAAACAAAGTCGTTATAGGCCTCGCAAGCTTTATCGCTGCGAAGTCCTTCGTACGGGCTGGAATCAATCGGAACTGAGAAGTGAAAGAGGCCGGTCGGTTCTTTCGGCATCATGTCGATGATTTCCTGCGCCCGGTCGTTAATCCACTTATCTTTCTCGTCGGTTAACTGCTGCTCGACCCAGCGACGATCCTCAATGCGGTCGTATGCGCGATAAGCTGCCATGGGGTACTCCTGAATTTTATGTAATCGCCACCCGGCACCGATTGGCTGCCAGATGTGAAATGGGGTGGGGGATTACTTTCCGAGGGCTTTGGCGATTGCTGCCTTAGCTTTGTCGAATCTGCAAATGCACTCGAAATCATGACCGCATGACTGTGTATTGCCGGATGACGCGGACATGAAATCTTGCAGCGCAGCCAGCAAATCAGGCGCAGCAGCCATCTTCCTTCCAGTCTCGTCCTCATCACCAGTAACGATCACCTCTGCTATAACGCCTTTACCGACGCAGACAACCTCACCGCGAGCTGGCATATAAATCCATTCACCTTCATGAAGCTTGAACTCTTCCATTCTCATACCCTCAGTGCTGAATTGGATGGCCGGTGCCGTCGAGCAGAACGTCGATAACGCGGTCGTTAACCCGGATGATTTCGGCGTCGGTGTGCAGGTACACCCATTTGCGCTCATGGATAACAGCTGACACGCGGTAGGTGCGCCCTTCACGCAGCGCCATCATTCCAGGCTGGATGCACTGGCGAATGATTGGGGTGGTGCCGTAATGAGTTCCGATCATGACTTCCCCTCCACCTGCTCAAGTAACCCGGCCATCGCCATCTGCTGGCGATTCATCGTGAATGATTCGCGTGGCTTCTCTAACGACGTCAGGCGCCATTCGTTATCGTTTAATTCAGTAGCAGCGTGCTGCTTTCCTTTGTGGGTGACAGTTACGATTCTTCCGGGCTTTTCTTTGATGTCTGCGCGGAGGTGTATCTTGTCGCCATTTGGCAAAGGGATGATCAGGATGTCATCGCGAGCTACCATAAGGCTTGCCACTGCGAAGATTACCTCGTCAGTAACATCAAACTTCTCTCCAGTGAACTGACGTACACCGGGCGCCAATTTGCTTGGCTTTGACCGACCGGCAAAGATGCGCTTAGTCAGGCCAGAAAAACCTACTGTGATTGGATTACTCATAATCATCTCCGCCCTTAAGCCGGGCCGCTGAACGTTTAAAGACCTCGCACCTTAAGAAATGCGCATGATTAATGTTTAAACCGCGGTGGATAGCCGCTCTCATAACGTGGCTCACTCGTAAATGAACCAGGGTATGAGGTAATAAAAAACCCGCCGGAGCGGGTTATTCGTGTTGTGCTTGCTTCATCGCCTGCCAGATAAAAGTGACCGTGTCGCTAAACATCGCGTTTCGTTCATCGTCATCATCGATGTCCTGATAAAGACCATCCATCGCGCCTGGTAACTGCTCCCATAACGCCCCAATTCCAGCCTCAATCATCGCCTCTGTTGGCTGCAAATCATCTTCCATCGCCTCACCCTCTGTAGTTACCCGTCAAACCTTAAGAAAACTCGACTGCTTCACCTGCTTCCGCCAGAGCATCGAAGAACTCGTCTGGCGAGGTGTATCTCCAGCCATCCCCATCAGAATCCATAAACGAAAAATCAAGCCCATCGTCATTTGTGTCCAGTAACCCCTTAAGCGGAAGTCCTGGGGTATTAAAGGTGACCATCACGCTCAAGTCATCGTTAAGAACTTTCAGGAAATCGATTAGTTGCTTCACCGCCTTGCCCTCTAAAGTTACCCGCGTAAAAAGGCTGCCGGAGCGACCCTATTCATCATCTTCGCTGGCATTTGTCAGTGATAAGAAAGCCTCAAACGCGCTCGTTTGGCCTTCGAATTTCTTACCAAACACGTCAGCCTGCTCTTGGGTGAAGGACTCCAGCGCGTGATCCATCGCTTCTTCGTTGTCGCCGAACCCGAGATTGAAAGACATTTCGGCACCGTCAAACATGGTTGAAATACACAGCGCGTTGTCGCCGTCGCTGTTTTCACCTTTCTTCACCAAAATCTGACGACCGTGGCTTTCGAATAACTTTGCAAAACGTTCCATACCCTCACCCCTTTGTTTATTCACCGCAGGCCACTCGACCCGCTCGATTCGTTCTGTGCGTAATGCTTGCGCCTTGCATCGCGTATCTTCTCCAGCTCGCAGTTCTTCGCTGACTGGTGATACTTGCTGATGTGGCAGAAAGGTGTGCGTGGATCGAAGTCTCTACCGCATACCGGGCACTTGATGCTGTTCTTCATGGGCCACCTCACTATCAGGTTTGAATTACGCATCGCTCTCGCAAAAGCGATCTGTAATTCGCTTGTGAGCAGCATTGCCGTTCGTCCTGAACCCGCCGCGCTCCCGACGCATGGTTTACTGTCGCGCCGTTCGACTGACCGAAACGCTGTGTTGTTTCGATGGGGTTATTAAAAACCATAGTTGTTTTATCGTCAACAACAATAGTTGTATTTAATGGCGGATTGGTTTTATTTGGTTGTTTTGAAACGGAATTTATTTTTGATTTCAGTGGTGGTATGTTTAAAAAAACATCAGCAGAGGTGAGCCATGAACATCAACGAAGATAATGCTGGCCTGATTCTCAACGCGATAGGGTTGGCGGTGGTGGAATTGATAGCAAGCGGCGCCCCGATCAGCAGGGATAACCTGGCGGAGAGGCTGGAACGTACCCGTCATGAAACCAGCAATGTGATAGGAAAGGGGGCGAACAGGGATGCGGCAGAGTTGGTGCGGAAAGGGCAATAAAAAACCCGGCGCGGTGGCCGGGTTAACGCCGCTCTGTAAAAGTGAGCAATATTTGCAGCGCTCTTCTTACGGGGGCGGGGTTGTGAAAAACAAACTCACCACATCCATTGTCACTTCCGCTCTGTGCAAGAGCTACTTTATATGCCGACCAGTGCTGATAAATTTCATTTCTTGCAGTAAATTGGCTCATGTCACAAAGGTCATCTATCTCAGAGTCTGAGATGCCATGCCTGCCATTGGCAGGATAATAGCCCTCATCAATGATCCTGATCTGATCTCTAATTTTCACCCTTAGTGCATCTGCAACCGCATTGAATTCTTTCCTTTTTTCTCCCTTAAGCGCGTATCTGAAGCTTAAGTAACCACTTGCAGGTACTGCTGTGATAGATACAACCATTGCAATAGTTGCAACTATGTCACTGTAACTCATGGAGAATTCCTTATTTCCGGTCCAGATATTTTTTACACCGTTTCACTGGTCAGATTGGTAACAAACTTATCCGCAATTATAAAAAGAATACGGCGACGAAGAGATTGAGTTCATCGCCCAAACGCTTCGTCATTAGCTTACAACCAGGCATTCGCAGATCAGAACAATTCGCCGACCGACATGCAGTTAAAGTTTGTTGTAAGCAATGGACTCATGGATCAGTGCTTTACCCATGATGTACAGCTGATCTTGATTTTCTTCTGTCACATACCAGTCTTTGTAAGCAGGGTTATCAGAAAGCACAGCCAGCTGCAGGCCCTGCATTTGCAGGCGTTTGACGTGGAAGTGCTGCCCGAATACAAACGCATACACCCCGTCAACCTTGAAGTTCCTCACCGAAACGTCAAAGAAGAGCCGATCACCAGACTGGATCGTCGGGCACATGCTATCGCCATCAACAGTCATCACCTTCACATCATGCTGAGTGCGATTTCCAAAGAGCGATCGCGCGTGCTCAGTAGTGAACTCAATGGCGTGCAGAACTTCTACAAATTCCGAAATCATGAAAGAGCCTGGCCCCGCACTAACAGTCAGGTCGAGAACGTCGACGCGGAAAACGTCAGAGGCCGGATGTGCTGTTAAAGCGGCCACTGGGTATTTTGCGCCGTTATGCATAGATCCTTCGCCTGAGCTAAGCCAGTCAGGCATTACCCCCAGTGCGTTAGCAATATCTACAAGCTTGGTAGTCTGATTGGCCTTGCCAGTTTCAATCTTCTGAATGGCTGCCTGGCTAACCCCAACCAGATCCCCGAGAGCCTTTTGAGTAAGCCCCCGCGCAGATCGCGCTTCTTTAAGTCTTTCAGCGAGTGTCGTTTTCATAATCTCAAATGTACAACCGTGGTTTTAATCCATCAAACGAAAATGGTTGTTGACTAAATACAACCATAGTTTTATTCTTCTTTCATATTCACTACGGAGGTTGTTATGAACCCAGTAATTAAAACCGCGATCAGTATCGTTGGTTCTCAGAAAAAACTGGGCGATGCCTGCGAAGTATCACAGCAGGCCGTTTACAAGTGGCTGCACAACAAAGCAAAGGTCTCCCCTGAGCACGTTGGGAGCATTGTAAGCGCCACTGGTGGGGCAATTAAGGCTCACCAGATTCGCCCAGACCTGCCGACCCTCTTCCCGAAAGTCGAGCAGTCAGCAGCTTAATACCCAAAGCATTAACCGAACGGCCCGGTATATGGTCGGGTGCCCGGCGTGGTCAAGGTTGACTGTCAATGGTGCACGATAAACAACACCAATAAACATTAACTATTTCAAACAAATGGAACGTATATGCACTCACTTACTTATCAACAGAGTATCGGATTTTCTCCGGGCGTGATGATAAATCGCGCTCAGCAAAAACAGGAAGATAACCACGACGCGATCCGCAATGCGATCCGCTCATGGGCAGCAGTTCAGGGTCAGGACGTAGTGACGATGCTGATCGTCAATGAGTACCGGGAGCAGGGCGGGATGGATATCACCTTCCCGGAGGATTTAAGCAGGCAGCGCCAGAAGCTGTTCCGCTTCCTCGATAACCGGTTCGACTCTGAACAGTATCGCGAGAACGTGCGCCAGCTGACACCTGCAATTATGGCCGTTCTGCCGATTGAGTACCGCACAAAGCTGATTGGCGCTGACTGCAAGCTGACGCGGCTGGCAGAGGCTGAGAAGGAAGTATCGGAAGCGAAACAGGCCGTCATGCTGGACGCACCAGAGCATCAGAAGCTGAAAGAGGTTAGCGAGGGTATCGCGTCATTGTTCAGGCTCATGCCGGACCAGGTAGGCCCACTGATGACGATGGTCACTTCAATGCTGGGAGTTATGTGATGGGTACTGCCAAAAAAGAAAAAGCTCCTGAAGCGGTAACTTCAAGAGCCTTCCAAACACTGTGTTACGCCAAGTAACGGGAGCAAGTATGGCAAATATAGCCAGAGTATTCAACTTCCCTGCTCATGAGCCGGGAGCCTTCAGGAGCAACAGAATGGAGAACAAAAAGTTCGGTCATTTCTCTCTGTTCAGAAGCCTTCTGCAAACTGATTGGGCAAAAGACACCGCGAAAATGGCCCTTTGGGTTCGCCTTCTTGGTGAAGCCTCCTATCGCTTGAGAACTGTCGAATTCGCAGGGAAGCAGTGGGAGCTTTCCACCGGCCAGCTCGTCACTACCGCGGCGATTCTTGCACGAAAACTTCGCGATCAGGATGGAAAGGAAAAGAGCCCTCAAGCCGTCACAAGGATGCTCAATTTCTTCATGCGAGAAGGGATGATCAGCACCGAGGGGAACCGGTTTGGCACTGTGATAACCATCACAAATTACACCGAATATCAGGTGATTTTACCCGATGAACCTTCCGATGAACCATCCGACAAAGGCAAGACCAGTAATGGCGCGGCTTTGAGGCTGGTAGGCGATGAACCATCCGAAGAAATACCCGATGAACAGAACAAGAAGGTATTAAACAAGAATATAAATAATAAAAACCTTACGTCCGAGAATTCTGACGAATCCTCTGACAAGCCCGTGAAGAAATCACCTGTTCTGAAACCTGATGCTGCGATCCAGAGCGGCGGCAAGTGGGGAACCTCTGAAGACCTCCGCTGCGCCGAGTGGCTGTTCAGTGAGGTGCAGCGCATTGCCCCATCTGCAAAGCAACCTGCCTGGGCGGGATGGGCTAACGATATTCGCCTGATGCGCGAGAGAGATGGCCGGACGCACAAAGAAATCGCTCAGCTGTTCAAGTGGGCCTGCAACGACAGCTTCTGGCAGGGCAACGTGTTATGCCCTTCAACGCTACGCGAAAAGTGGACTCAGCTGGATATCAAGCGCAACAAGCAGGCGGCGGCACCGGCCTCTGGTAAGCCAAAAATCGACATGAACAACACTGACTGGATACACGGGGTGGACCTATGAAAAGCCTTGCCGAGCAGATGCACAATTTCGATCGGGAGCAGATGCGCCGCGTAGCGCACAACCTGCCAGAGCAGTACGAAGACAAAGCGCCGGTTGAGCGGGTGGCTCAGGTCATCAATGGCGTGTTTACCCAGCTCACGGCCACATTCCCGGCGGCTGTAGCAAATCGCAGCCAGGAGGACATGAACGAACTGCGCCGCCAGTGGGTGCTAGCATTCCGGGAGAACGGCATCAGCACAATGGAGCAGGTCGCCGCCGGGATGCGCGTTGCCCGCCGACAGGAGAAACCTTTCCTGCCATCGCCAGGCCAGTTCATCGCCTGGTGCAAGTCTGAGATGGCCAGCGTTGCCGGACTCCCGGCTGCTGACGAGCTGGTAAGCCAGGTTTACCAGTACTGCCGCGATCGGGGTCTGTACCCTGATGCTGAGTCCTACCCCTGGGAATCGAATGCTCAGTACTGGATGATCACCAGTCTGTACCAGAACATGCGAGCAAACGACCTGAGCGACGCTGAGCTGCGCCGGAGGGCCGCAGGTGAGCTGGCGCTCATGGCAACCCGGATAAACGCCGGAGAAGTGATTCCAGCGCCAACCAAGACACTCCCGATCCTGGGCGGTAAGCCACTGGGAAGATCGCAAAGCCTGGCCAGGCTGGCAGAGATTCGCGAAAAGCATGGGTTGAGAGGGCCGAAGTCATGAGCAAAGGTCAGGTAGAAATCATCACTCAGTACATCTCCGATCACCCTGGTTGCACGATGGGAGAGGTTATCCGCGGCACCGGCCAGAACAAGAGTTCTGTGGCCTCGACACTGTGCCGCCTCACTGCCTGCAAGACGTTCCGGCGTGACGGTAGCGACAAGTTCTATCGGTACTACATCGGGGATACAGCTGCTGCTGAAAAGAAAACAGGAGCCAGCAAACCCATCGCCGGACCAAACGCAGCCAACCCTCTTAACAACCTATTCAATCAGTGCCTGGCATCAGTACGGGGCGGGAGAGCATCAGCATGAGCAGCAGAGAGCATTTTGAAGCGTGGTACCTGGAAAACTGGGGCCACACAGAAGACCATCACGAAACCCTGTTTGAGCGCTCACCTGATGATGAGTCTGAATACTACCGCTTTGGTGTTCGCATGGCTCATCAAGCATGGCAGGCCGCAACCAGCGCGATGGAAGCCAAGTGCGCGGCGCTGGCTGCGGAGAATGTGAGGTTGAAGGATAAGGGCCGAGAGTTGCTGGATGAGGCATGCAAGGTCTACGAGAAATTCAACACCACCATAAACCCGGAAACTGGTGATTTCATGGATGGGCAGACACTTCATGAGTTCCAGTTTGTACTGGATGTTGATACCTCGGCCACCGACGCCTTCCTGGCTGAAGTGCGGGCTCAGGGTGCTGATGCCGTTGCTGAACAGCACAGGAGAAACTATGAAGAACTCAAGCCAATAAACGTGTTTTTCGCGGAAGAACACAAAGAAGCGCAGGGGGTTGCCGAATTTGTCGCCGCCCAACTTCGCCAGGAGACAGCCCAATGACCAACAAACAGGCGCTGCGTGAAGCGGCACAGAAAGCGGCTGGAGCATATGAACGCCTCAGCGGTATTCCGGCAGACGATATCTTTGACATCTCTCTTTCCCCTCTCGAGGGAGATCAACTTGATGCCGATATAACCGCACTGAACGCCTTCAATGAATCAGCCAACCCTGGCGCTGTGCTGGCTCTGCTGGATGAGTTGGAAGCCGAAAAAGAGCGTAGTGAGAATTTGCTGCGCCAGGCTCGTTCATTCCGCGAAGCCCATGAATCAGCAGCAGAGTTGATACGCAGGATGGAGCGAAGCAAGCCGGAAGTTATTTTGCCAGCCACCCGGTTATGGGCTGATAAGGTGCCTTGTTTTGAGGCCGCCGAGGTTATCTCTATGCTTAACGTCGCTGGCATCCGCATCAACGGGGAGGGGTGATATGAAAAATTATCTCAGTAATTTATCGAGCCTGCTGCAAGGCATGGCGAAAGTTATTTCAGACGGCGAAAAGGTGCAGTACGAGTGCCCATCGAATTTAAAGGCAGCATTGCTTGAGGCGTCGCACGCTCTGGATGGTCAATCTGTCAGGGTTAATTACCCTCCAGTCGGCAAGCCAGAAATTGTAAATGCTCGTGGGAAACACCGCCAACTTACTTTGCGTGAGCGTATTGCAATCCGCATTCTTGGTGGCAGAACGGAGATTAGGCCATGACATTAACCAAAGAGCAGTTAATCGATCAGGCTCAGAAAAATATCGCGGTGTTGCGAGGTGCGGTAGAGAGAATACCTGGAGCCTCTGAAGCCGCAGTTATCCATCTTCGCCTGGCTGAAATCACGCTGGCAGCGCTGACGGCTGAGCCGGTGGCGTGGACAACTGGCGGATACAGCCAAAATATCGGATGCAACTTTGGAGAAAAGGAGTCGGGTGAAGCGCCATGTATCGCTGCTGTCTACTGGGACCGCAATGTCTTTAGGCATCACGCGGATTGCGAGGAGACATCTGATAAATGGCTTGCTGAGGCAATAAAAAACACTGGAGCTAAGCCGCTCTACGCCGCCCCGCCAGCGCCGGTAGTGCCTGCTCAATCGGTATATCATGACGCTGATTGTGACTCACTCAGGCCCCGCGTTGTAAATGGCGTTTTCGTACCGCGAGACTGTGACTGCCGCGCCGCCATGCTTCAGGGTACGGAACCTGTAAGCCAGCATGATGAGTTGCCGCTGGACTATCTGCAAGGGCAAAAAGACGGCCTCGAATGGGCAGCACGAATGGCAGAGGCCAATCACCCAGAAACCGGAGACTGGCTCTATGATGACCCGCTGGAGTTAGCCAAGGCGATCCGCAAGGGGCCGGATATGCCAGAAGCCGCTGGCAACTCTCCGGTAATCCCGGATGGTTATGCACTGGTGCCGGTTGAGCCGACCAGAGACATGAAATTGCAAATCCACCCAATCGCTGAAGCTACATGTATGGATTGCGGAAGGACAGTTACCGCTGACTGTGAGGATAACGTACTTCTCTCCTGGGCTGATATGATCGCAGCAGCACCGCAGCAGGAGGTGAAGTGATGCTATTTAGCCTGTGCGAGTTTTGCGGAAGGAAACGGCTCAGGGTGCTCATGAAGTCATATCCTTCATTCTGGAATCAATGGAAAGTTTATAGATTCTGCAACAAGGAGTGCGCGAAGAAATTCCTGGAAAGAAACAGAGAGGAAGCGCTGAACCGGTGGCATCATCTTTGCGGAAACTTACCAAAGTAAAAACCACAGCTCGCAACGTCTCACAACATTGATAACTCATTCTCAAAACTAGTGGTATAATCATGTTGCCGCCGGAGTTGAACGCCCGGCGGTGACCTCGCGCCTGGGAGGGGACTTTCAGGCCATGACAAAGAGTACGAAACATCATCAGTCGCAGGCGCAAAAACGTGTCTGGGGCTTTCTGCATTCTGCGGTTTCCCATGGGGAGGCCGTATGAACATCCCTCAATGCGGTATCAAGTTGCATGCAGGCAACTTTGCAGCCGTCGGCAAGATGCTCCAGGAGCAACTCGAAAACGGCCAGCCTCTGCGCCTGCAGGTAAAAGAGTGGCGCGAGAAGCGCAGTATCTCTCAGAACTCACTCAGCCACATGTGGTACGGCGAAATCAGCGAATACCTGATCAAATCCGGCCGCACCGACGCTACCCCGGAATGGGTTAAGCGCAACCTCAAAAAGACCTACCTCGGCTGCGAAGAGGTCACTTACACCGACTTCATCACCGGTGCCAAAGAAACCACCTGGGAACCTCGTCACACGTCTCAACTCGATACCGGGGAGATGCATATCTTCCTGTGCAAAGTCGAGGCGTGGTGCGCTCAGTTTGGCCTGGCACTGACAATTCCGACCGGTTGCGAGTATCAGCAACTGCGCGATAAGCAGGAGGCGTAATGGCTGACTTACGTAAAGCGGCGCGCGGGCGCGAATGCCAGGTGCGGATCCCCGGTGTGTGCAATGGCAATTCTGAGACGTCCGTTTTGGCGCATATCCGCCTGGCGGGTTTGTGCGGCACTGGTATCAAGCCGCCTGACCTGATCGCCACCATCGCATGCTCAGCTTGCCACGACGAAATGGACCGCCGCACCCGTCTGGTCGATGCGGATTATGCAAAGGAGTGCGCGCTGGAAGGTATGGCCCGCACACAGGTTATCTGGTTGAAAGAGGGGAAGGTGAAGGCATGAATACCTACAACATCACGTTGCCGTGGCCGCCAAGCAATAACCGCTACTACCGGCACAACCGCGGGCGCACGCACATCAGCACAGAAGGACAGGCGTACCGCGACCGCGTAGCCCAAATCATCAAAGACGAGATGCTGGATATCGGCATCACTGCGCCGGTAAAGATCCGCATCGAGTGCCATATGCCTGATCGTCGCCGCCGTGACCTGGACAACCTACAAAAAGCCGCATTCGATGCGCTGACTAAAGCCGGTTTCTGGCAGGACGACCAGCAGGTTGACGATTACCGCGTAAAACGAATGCCGATCGTCAAAGGCGGAAGGCTTGAGCTGACCATTACGGAGCTGGAGCCATCATGACTCGAGACCAGATATCCCGATACCAGGCCGAAAGCGTTAAGCGCGCCAATCTGCCTCCAGTAGCAAAGCACAGCCAGACCGAAACCAAACAGCCGATTAAGGAAGCCGCATGATGAACACTCAATACCTGGAATTTGTACGCCAGCAGCTCATCGTTGCAACGGCAGATCTGAGCGGAGCAACAAAAGGCCAGTTGATGGCCTGGCTGGAGAATGCGCAGTTCGACACCAACACGTTTAAGCGTAAGAAGCCCCGCGTGAAAGATGAGGTGACCGGGAAGATGATAACGCTGGATAACCCGCCGATCCCGGGCAAACAGTCACGCGCCAAAGGGTCGCATATCCCACTGGTTCAGCCTGTCGAGTACTCCACAGCATCCTGGCGCCGGGCGGTCCTGTCACTGGAGGATCATCAGAAGGCATGGCTTCTCTGGAACTACAGCGAAAACACCCGCTGGGAGAACCAGGTGACGATAACCCAATGGGCATGGGCGGAGTTCAGGGAGATGCTGGGAACGAAGAAGGTAGCCGGCAAGACGATGGAGCGCCTGCAGAAGCTTATCTGGCTGGCGGCGCAGGATGTTAAAGCTGAGCTGGCCGGGCGCGATACTTACGAATATCAGGCGCTGGCCGATTTGGTCGGCGTGACACCAAAGAACTGGTCAGAGACGTTTACCGATCGCTGGGTGGCGATGAGAGGGGTCTTCCTGAGCCTGGATAGTGGCGCTTTATTGCAGGTAACGCGATCACGTTCACAACAAAAGGCAGCAAATTACGACATAAGTCTTGCAAAACTGGATTGAAAAGCATATATTTCATGTAAATCTGATATTGTGCCAATGTTGTATGCACTAGCGGTATTTGAATTTCTGGCCCTGCGGTTAATACCGTAGGGTTTTTGCTTTATAGCGATTTAAGAATTTCTAAATCCACCCGGTCCCAGCCTCTTTATAATTTCTTCTCACTCAACAGGAGGGGATATGGAAGAAGGTTTTTACTGGATACAGCACAATGGCAGGATTCAGGTTGCCTACTACACCAAAGACGAAACTGAAGACCTCGAAACGGGCCGTACCATAACTGGTGTATGGCATCTCACTCAAGGTGATGACATCTGCGATAATGGTGAAGCAGAAGTTATCAGTGGACCGTTGCCACAACCAATGTGAGCACTGATAGCTAATTAGCAGCCAACCGTTATCTATATCATCGCGCGCCACTGGCCTCGTCGCCAATGGACGGCGGTAAGTTGGAATTATCCGCGAGGTCAGGCTAATCACTCTAAGCCTCGGCATTTAGCCGGGGCTTTTTCGCATCTGAAACATCCCTACCTGGGAGTATAAGCGCATAGCGCAACGCAGTACCCATCGGTTGGCAGCCCAGAAGCTGCCTTTTTTATTAACGGACTCCGGGGATCACCCTCGACATTCCTTGTTGCTAAATAGCCCTGAGAGTCCGACCCAAATCAACGAGCACCTTACAGGTGCGCTCATGAAGAAATCGATCATGCAAGACAGACCGGATACCTGGGCCGTAATGCTTGCGTGGCTTGTAAACCACAAAAACGAAGCTGGCTATTCGGTTCTGGCTTTTGTCATGTCGATACTCGCTACCTCACGCGGCGCAAAATCAAAGTGGAAGGACCGGATCGCTGGCGCAACGATGTGCGGCATTCTCTGCTTCTTCGCTCAGCCCACGCTCACAGCTATATGGGCAATCTTCAACTGGAATTTCCCCCCTGAACTTTGCTGGCCCATCTCAGCCGGGGTCGGTTATGTGGGTGTGGATTCCCTGTTTGCCTATGCGCGCCGCCGTCTTGGCCTAAATGAGCCGGGAGAAAAAGCAAATGCTGACCCTCAGTAAATTCCAGCAAGCAACAGGCATCAGCGCGGCGCTGGCTGCAAAGTGGTTTCCAGTAGTCAATGCGGCCATGCAGAAGTACGGTATCAGCACTCCATTGCGGCAGGCCCACTTTCTGGCGCAGGTTGGTCACGAGTCATCAGGGTTCGTGCATACCGAAGAGAGCCTGAATTACCGCTACGGCGCGTTACTGGCGATGTTCGGCAATCGCATTAGCCAGTCCGACGCCATGAAGTATGGCCGGGTTGATTCAGGCCAGAACGCGCATCCTGCAGACCAGAAGATGATCGGCAGCATCATCTACGCTAACCGGAACGGGAATGGCGATCGGAACAGTGAGGATGGATATCGTTACCGCGGCCGTGGATTGATACAGGTGACAGGGAAGGCGAACTACGCCGCACTGGTGAAGCAGCTTGGCGTTGACGTCGTGAATAACCCGGAACTTCTTACTCAGCCTCAGTATGCGGCTGAATCTGCCGCTGCGTGGTGGAGCAATCACGGACTTAATTCTGTCGCTGACTCTGATGATGTTACCCGCATCACCCGGATCATTAACGGCGGTACAAATGGACTGGAGGACAGGAAAGCCCGCTTGACTAAAGCTAAGGGGGTTTTATGTTCGGTTTAATCAGTTTATTCCGCATTTTCAGAAACAACGCGCACATCCTTATCCCATGCGCATTCATCATCCTTGTTGCCATATGCCTGTGGGGGCTAAACGCGCGCAACCATCAGCTTACTGCCACAAACGACAGACTTACCCAGCTGAACGACAGCAAGGATGTGCAGATCAACGATTTGAGGGCAAAGAATGACGATCTGGCGGGAAGCGTTAAAGAACTTGCAGGAGCGGTTAACAGGCAAAACGTTGTCATGTCGGAAGTGGCAGAGCAACGGGCGGAGGCCGCACAGCAAAACCGGATGCTGCAGGGCGAGATTAAGCGTTACCTGGCAGCAGATAAGTGCGCTGTTGCTCCTGTTCCTGATGCCGCTGTTGAGCGCCTGCGCGCCGCAGCAGAAGCCGCCCGTGGAATACCGGGTAGTAAAGACGCCAGCCCTGAACCTGCCGGCAGAGTTAACGTCCCGCATTGATGTGCCTGACCTGCCCGATAACCCGTCGTATGGCGACAGCGTTGCAATGAACGCAGCGCTTTATGGGATCGTCGGGCAGTGCAACATCGACCGGGCCGCAATCAGAAAGATTGAAGCATTCAGATCCTCTGAGTGATTCGTCACCCCAATAACACAAACAAAGCCTGGCTTCGGTCGGGCTTTTTTATTGGGCCATGACAAACCCCAAGAAGATTCACCCGCACACAAAGAGCAACATCAGCCTCGCGAATGTGGGGCTTTTTTATGACCGCAGTAAACGCGCATCGCAGCGCATAACAATCCCGAGTCTTTCAGAAAGCTGAGCCTGAGAACTGCCGTATATGGTGGCGACCATCTCGGGGCGGCTTTTCTGTGCGAACAGGCTCATCTTTCTTAAAGGTAAAGACGCTATGAATAATCCGTCAGTTATTCCAGCCTTCGACTTCCGCGAAATGGTTATGCCATCAAATGGGAAGGTCATCACCACATCCATGAAGATCGCCAGCTATTTCGGAAAGGCACATAAAAACGTTCTGCGCACCATCAAGCGCCTGGAGTCTGATTGCTCGCCTGACTTTAACCGGCTCAATTTTGAGCCCGTTGAATACCTCGATAAAAAAGGCGAGTTGCGCCTGATGTACAACATCACTAAAGACGGCTGGATGATGCTTGTGATGGGCTTCACCGGGAAGGCAGCGACTGCAATTAAAGAGCAATACATCGCCGCCTTTAACTGGATGGCTGAGCGATTAAGTCGCCGCCTGGCGATGGGTGAAGAAATGCAGCACCGCTACGCCATCAAAGAAACCCGGTCAAAGCTGAAAGGTACGATCGGCAGCCGACTGATGAACGAGCGGAAGAAAGAGAAGCGCGTTCTGGCGGTCGAGCATGAGCACATCATGCAGGTGACTCAACCTGACCTGCTGATCGGGTAAGCCATTACAAAGCTCATCCCTGGGTGGGCTTGATAATGGGTTTCATCACAACAGGAGTACATATGGCAAGCGCTGAACTAACCCCATCACAGCAGATCCGTTTCGGTCTGTTGTCGGCCGTGAACTTTGATACCGCTGCAGCAGCAGAAGCCATCAAGTTCGTTGAAGACGACCAGCTGAAGTATCAGCTGTTTATCCAGCACCTCAATCGTGTGATCACCGAAAATGGTTTGGTCGCCCGTACGACCAAGGCCATTCAGGAAGCTAAGGAGACCCTTATCCTGTTCCCTTCCGAAGAGTCGTAAAGGCATTACAGAAGCTCTTCACTGAGGGGCTTCGATAATGTCTATCCCTTCTGGCGGATAAATCACAAATACACCCTATAGGGGATAAGTGGAGTAACCAATGGCTCAAGATGATGAATGCAGGCCATATCCGCCAGTTAACTTCATCGGCTCCGATAGCTGGCAGCCATACACCCGGCTCATTCCCGCCAATGAGGTGGATGAGTGGGTGAACCGCCAAATCTTCAGTGATACCGGCAGCATCCATAACCCTGACCACGAACACCTCTTAGATGCTGATCTCTGCTTTATGTGGGCGTCAGATTCGTTCGCGAAGAAAGGGCGCTACGTTCTCGGCCAGGCCGAACAGGTAATGCTCCGCGCCGGTGGTTGGCAGAAAGCCAGAATGGAACAGCAGATGTATGAATGGTTCGGGCGCATCCCGAGGTTCATCATCACGCTGGCAGCAGACTACTGCTCACAATGCAGTGACCTCGAGTTCTGTGCACTGGTAGAGCATGAGCTTTACCACATTGCTCAAGCCACCGATGATTTCGGCGCGCCAAAGTTCAACAAAGAGACCGGGCAGCCAGTGCTTACACTGCGCGGCCACGATGTCGAAGAATTCATTGGTGTCGTGCGTCGATACGGTGGCAGCAAAGAAGTACAGGAGCTTGTTGATGCGGCCAATGCGCCAGCAGAAGTGGCTCACATCGATATAGCCAGGTCATGCGGGACGTGCATGTTGAAGCTGGCATAGGCTTTATTAGGATTGTCATGGAGGTAACCGATGGCAGCATTATCGACAGAGGTTAAAGCCTTCATCGTTCAGTCGCTCGCCTGCTACGAGACCCCGGTAAAAGTCATTGAGCTTGTAAAGGCTGAATATGGCATCGATGTATCACGGCAGCAGGTGTCGCAGTATACGCCCGGCAACGCAATGGCGGCCAAGTTGAGCCAGAAGTGGATTGACCTTTTCAACGCCACCCGTAAACGATTCCAGAATGAGATCGCCGACATCCCAATCGCAAACAAAGCGTACCGGTTGCGCGTTCTCGACAGAATGGCGACCAATGCTGAAAAGATGAAGAACTACGGCATGACCTCGCAGCTTATCGAGCAGGCCGCGAAAGAAATGGGCGATGCCTACACTAATCGCCAGAAAGTCGAGCACACAAGCCCTGATGGCAGCATGACTCCGCAGCCGACAATCATCCAGCTACTCCCCGTTGAGCCCAAATCATGAGTAACGCCGTTCAGCTGCCGATCCCCGCGAAGCTTGCACCACTGTTCACAGCCGTTAACAAGCGTTACCGGTGCTCGCATGGTGGGCGTGGCAGCGCTAAGACGCGAACCTTCGCACTGATGACAGCCGTGAAGGCGTATCAGTCGATGATGAACGGTGAGAGCGGAGTGGTGCTCTGCGCGCGTGAGTTCATGAACTCGCTGGAAGAATCGAGCATGCAGGAGGTTAAACAGGCGATCCTGTCTGTCCCCTGGCTGGCCGCCAACTTTGATATCGGCGAGAAGTACATCCGCACCATCGACAAAAGCGTTAACTACGTGTTCTGCGGCCTACGGCATAACCTCGACAGCATCAAGTCGAAGGCACGCATCCTGCTCTGTTGGGTCGATGAGGCTGAATCAGTCAGCGAAATAGCCTGGCAGAAGTTGAGCCCGACAGTCCGTGAGGAAGGTTCAGAGATTTGGGTAACATGGAACCCGGAGCGCGACGGTAGCGCCACGGATAAGCGTTTCCGTAAAGAAGCCGGCAACGACTGCATCACCGTTGAGATGAACTACACGGATAACCCCTGGTTCCCGGACGTGCTGGAAGGCGAGCGACAGAACGATCAGCGACGCCTCGACCCGGCGACATACGCATGGGTGTGGGAAGGAGCCTACCTCGAAAACTCCGATAAGCAGGTGCTGGCCGGTAAATACCGGATCGCTGAGTTCTCGGAAAATCTATGGAAAGAAGCTGATCGCCTGTTCTTCGGTGCCGACTTCGGTTTCGCCAAAGACCCTAACACGCTGGTTCGTTCGTTCATCTTGCACAACCGGCTGTACATCGAGTACGAGGCATACGGTCAGCAGACTGAACTCGACCATATGCCTGAGCTATATGACACAATCCCCGGATCGCGTGACTGGCCAATCAAGGCCGACTCCGCTCGACCCGAGACGATCAGTTATCTCAAGCGACAGGGATTCAACATCTCAGCCGCTGAGAAATGGCAAGGTAGCGTTGAGGACGGTATAGCCCACCTTCGCGGCTTCGACGAAATCATTATCCACCCGCGTTGCAAAAACGTGGCACGTGAGGCCCGCATGTGGTCGTACAAAACGGACCGGATCACCGGTGAGGTACTGCCGAAGCTGGCCGACGGTTATGAGCACTGTTGGGACGGTATTCGCTACAGCCTCGACGGACACATTAAGCGCAAAGGTCAGATGGCCGGGATGATGATTCCGAAACGCCTTCGCTAACCAAACGGACAAACCATGACTGACAAATTAACTCTCGCCGTCAACCATGCGTTGAACGATGCGCGGATGGCTCGCGCCCGTATGGGGATGATGGCGCCAACGATGGGGCTGGACAATAAGCGCCATTCCGCATGGTGCGAATACGGTTTCCCTGAACAGATAACCTACGACAACCTCTACGCCCTGTACCGACGCGGCGGCATTGCCCACGGTGCGGTAGAGAAACTGGTCGGCAAATGCTGGCAGACTAACCCGGGAATCATTGAGGGCGACGACAGCGACGAAAGCGAAGATGAAACCACCTGGGAGTCGAAGGCTAAACAGGTCTTTACCAATCGTCTCTGGCGTTCTTTTGCTGAAGCAGATCGCCGACGGCTTGTTGGGCGCTATGCTGGCATTCTTCTTCACATCCGGGATGACAAAGACTGGAATCTTCCTGTTACCAAAGGCCGAGGGCTGCAAAAGGTCACAGTAGCCTGGGCTGGGTCGTTGACAGTCGGTGAGTGGGACTCGGGTCTGAACTCGAAGAAGTACGGGCAGCCTAAGATGTGGCAGTACACCGAACGTCTGCCTAACGGCTCAAATCGCCGGGTTAACATCCATCCTGATCGTGTGTTTATCCTGGGTGATTACTCAGATGATGCGATCGGCTTCCTGGAGCCAGCCTATAACGCCTTCGTGAGTCTGGAGAAGGTAGAGGGTGGGTCGGGCGAATCCTTCCTGAAGAACGCCGCGCGTCAGCAGAATATCAACTTCGACAAAGAGGTTAACTTTGGTGACCTAGCGTCGATGTATGGCGTTTCGGTTGACGAGTTGCAGGAACGCTATAACGACGCGGCGCGCGAATTAAATAGGGGAAATGACACCCTGCTCATTACCCAAGGTGCCAGCGTTACATCGTTGGTTTCTCCGGTTTCTGACCCTTCGCCGACGTACGACGTAAACCTGCAGACCGCCGCGGCAGGGGTGGATATTCCGACGCGAATCCTGGTAGGGAATCAACAGGCCGAGCGTTCCAGCACTGAAGACCAGAAATACTTCAACGCTCGCTGTCAGTCTCGTCGCGTCGATCTATCTTTCGAGATAGAGGATTTCTGCGACAAGCTTATCGAACTGCAAATAGTCGATCCCGTCAGCAAGAAGGCTGTTATCTGGGATGACCTCAACGAACAGACCGGTGCAGAAAAACTGTCTAACGCTAAAACCATGGGCGAGATAAACCAGACGATGCAGGGCAGCGGTGACAACCCAGCATTCAGTCGTGAAGAGATTCGCACTGCCGCCGGTTATGAAAATGACGACGAAGAACCATTAGGAGAAGAGGATGGCGACGAAGAAGACGAAGCCTCCGATTCTGCCGCGTAACTATCAGGATCCGACCGGAGCAGATGCGCTGGAGCGCCGGGCAATAAAAGACTTCGCCAGGCGGATGAATAAGATTGGCAAAGCGTATAAATCAGCACTCGACAAAATACCTTCCTCCCTCGCAGTAAACGCCAGATACGAATACCAGCTAAACCCAACGCTACTCTCCATCATCCTGAACGATGCCAGTTACCTGGTGGATCAGTTTTTGCTTGAGGGTGGCGATTATGACCTGTGGTTTTACGAGTACCTCGACCTGGCATCTGAGAAAGGTACGGGGCAGTCGTTCTACAACCTCAGCCAGCAATCCCCGGTGTATGCCGCGGGGCGTGAGTCACTGGCCTCCATCCTCGCAAGCGACCCTTACCAGCAACGCATGGCACTGGTGCATGCGCGTGTGTTTGAGGAAATGAAGGGGCTGGGTGCTGAGGTTAAGCGCGACATGGCGCGAGTGCTGACGGATGGTGTTGGGCGAGGTCTTAATCCGCTGGATATTGCCCGCAACCTGACCGACCAGACTGGCATCGAGAAACGCCGGGCGAACCGGATAGCGCGAACAGAAGTCACTACCGCACTGCGCCGGGCTAAGTGGGATGAGGATCAGGAGGCAAATGACCTTTACGGGCTGAAAACGCTACTGGTTCATATCTCTGCACTTTCGCCAACAACCCGTCATACCCACGCAGTGCGCCATGCTCACCTCTACACCAACGAAGAGGTGCGTGACTGGTATAGCAAGGATGGAAACTCCATCAACTGCAAATGCAGTCAGCAGTCGGTTCTGGTCAACGAAGAAGGCGAACCGGAGTACCCGGACACCATCACCAAACTCAAACAGGAATTTAAATCGATGCAGGCGCGCGGTTACGCCTGGGCGGAGAAATAACCCATGAAATTGCAGGTAAACCACGAAGCAAGGCGCCCACTGCCAGCACCAAAGCGTGGCGACCATATTCAGGTCAACATCACCACGAAGGTTAACAGCCAGTCGATCCGGCGTGAAACTCACAATGGCCGTGAGCACCTGGTTCTGCCGAGCTACACGCTGCCGGCTAACGTAGTCATGAATGGAGGGCTGTACACGGCGGAGGAAATCGACGCCCATTATCAGGGGCTGGAAGGAACTCTTGCGCCACTTGGTCATCCGCAGGTTAACGGCGAATTCGTATCTGCTTTCTCCCCAGAGGGATTGAATGTCGGCTACGTCGGTGCCTGGAATCGCAATGTTAAGAAGTCCGGCAATCGTATCTACGTCGAGAAGTGGGTGGATGTTGCCCGGGCGGAAGAGTCGGAAGGTGGTCGCGAGCTACTGGAGCGCGTTGCAGCTATCGAGCGTGGTGATGACGTTCCACCTATTCATACCAGCGTTGCCGCTTTCCTCGACCAGCTTGAGCCTAACGAACAGCAGCGAGCCACCGGTGCCGGATGGGTAGCGAAAATCCACAGCATGGACCATGACGCGATTCTGCTGCACGAGGTGGGCGCAGCGACGCCAGAGCAGGGTGTTGGCCTGATGGTCAACGCAGACCTCGCGAAGCCAATGAGCGTCAATTCAGGCGCATTGGTGGGTGAATCCTACCGGGAGCGCGAGCAACGTCTCGATCGGGCGGCCAAAGCGAAGTTTGCATCCGGGCCAGATGAATACGCCTGGGTGGCTGACTTCACTGACTCTCAGGCTGTGATCATCCGCAACGGCGGCAATGCAGAGGTGTTTGGTTACAAGTCTGAGGGTGGCGCTATCACCTTGGAAGATACAGGTACCGCTGTAGCGCGCCAGGAATCATGGGTGACTGTCGTCGCCAACAAATTCAAATCTCTTTTTACACCGCAGGAACAGCCTGCACCAAACCACAAAACGGAGGGCGACATGCCTTTAACCAAAGAAGAACTGGAACAAATCGGCAGCATGATCGGCCAGGCTGTTGCGACCAATACTGAAGCAGCTATTAAGCCTCTCACGGAAAAGGTTGATGCGCTGCAGGCCAATCAGCAGCAGCTTGCTGAAACCCTGACCGCCAACTCCCGAGCCGAAGAAAAGGCGAAGCGTGAAGCGGTAGCCGCAAAGCATGGCGATGTCGTTGCTAACGCTCTATCGGGCGATGCTCTGGACGCGATGTTCAAGTCGCTGGGAGAAGCTGCACCGCTGGGCACCAATAATGCGCAGCAGCCGAAAGAAACCGGCGCACCTGCCGCTGACGAACACTTCAAATAAGGAGCCGGAATAATGCCACGTTATCGTCGCGTTAATATCGACGGTCAGTCTCTGTACAAGACCGAAACCCGCACTACGGCCGCCGCGCTTCTTCCTGGCACCGCCGCAACCATCAACTCCTCCGATAAGTTTGCTCAGGCCACTGCGCTGACCGGACGCCTGTACATCATCGATGTCGGATATCACCAGGGCCTGACTATTACCGAAGCAATCCCGGCAGGTGACTCAGCTGTTGGTAACTACGTCGAGGAAGGTCGTGAGCTTGCCCTGCGTTGCCTGCCTGGCGCGTACAAGAAAGACAGCCCGATCAAGCTTGGCACAGCCGGGCAGTTCACCCTTGCCACCTCCGACACTGATTCTGTGATCGGTTATAGCCAGGATGAACACACCATTGCGGCCAGCACCACCGATTATATTCGCGTGCGTATGCGCGTTGGCACCGCAGCCGCCGCTAGCGCTTAACAAAAGGATAAACGCACATGTATTTCTCTAAAGACACTCTGGCGGCAAACTCCCGCCTCGGCGGCCACTGGAATGAGCTGTGGGCTAACCGCAACATGTGGAACCTGCAGAACGATTCCATTATTGCGGCAAACCGCGCAATCATGACTCCTGACATGCTGGCATGTAATGCCGTCGGTGGCTTCTCTCGCGACTTCTGGGCAGAGATTGACCGCCAGGTGCTGCAGCTGCGCGACCAGGAAATCGGTATGGAAATCGTGAACGACCTGATCGGCGTTCAGACGGTGCTGCCGGTCGGTAAAACCGCGAAGCTGTATAACGTTATTGGCGACATCGCTGACGACGTGTCAGTAAGCATTGATGGTCAGGCTCCGTTCTCCTTCGACCACACTGACTACGCCAGCGATGGTGATCCGATTCCGGTATTCACCGCGGGTTACGGTGTCAACTGGCGTCACGCTGCAGGGCTTAACTCTGTGGGGATTGACCTGGTGCTGGATTCGCAGATGGCGAAGATGCGCAAGTTCAACCAGAAGCGCGTGAACTACTACCTGAACGGCGATTCAAAAATTCAGGTTCAGTCCTACCCGGCGCAGGGCATCAAAAACCACCGCAACACCAAGAAGATTAACCTCGGATCTGGAGCAGGTGGCGCTAACATTGACCTGACCAACGCTACCACGACTCAGTATTTTGAGTTCTTTGGCAAGGGTGCGTTCGGTACCACCGCGCGTGCCAACAAAGTAGCTCAGTATGATGTGATGTGGGTGTCACCTGAAATCTGGGCAAACATGGCGCAGCCGTACGTGGTTAACGGCGTGGTAAGCGGCACTCTCCTCCAGGCGGTATTGCCGTTCGCACCAGTGAAAGAAATCCGCATGAGCTTCGCACTGACCGGTAACGAGTTCATTGCTTACGTTCGTCGCCGTGACGTGATCTCTCCACTGGTAGGCATGGCTGTTGGCGTTGTTCCACTGCCTCGCCCACTGCCTAACGTAAACTACAACTTCCAGATTATGTCTGCTGAAGGTCTGCAAATTACCGCAGACGATCAGGGCCTGTCTGGCGTTGTCTACGGCGCTAACCTGGCGTAAGGAAACAGCATGGCTAAATACGAAGTTGTGCGCCCGTGGTTCGGCGTGAAAGTAGGGCAGGTGGTGGAGTTGAAAGAGCT